TCTAATGAACAGTTTGTAGAAAGTCTAACCGGAACATCTGTGGTAGTCTTATATTTTAGACAAAAACCCAACTAATTATTATGTTTTCTCTATAAATATTGTAAATTAACTTATTCTTTGTGTTTTTACTTAAATATAATCAAGTAAATTTTTATATATTGTTAATTAAAATGGAAGGAATCCCGCAAGAACTTCAGTTAAATTTTATTAGTGAGAATATACCCCATGTTTGTACTGATGAACCGGATATGGACTTACCCTCACCTATAGAGCATCTATCCGTAGAAAAACAACCCATAGAAATAGATACTATTTTTGATAAAGAGATTAGTGAAATAGCAGAACCACCATCAGTTAGAAAAGTCATAGAGAATCCCATAGCGGAAGCCACACCACCAGCAAAGAAACAAAAAGAGAAACCAGTTAAACTGAACAAAAACGGGCAACCACGTAAAAAGAGAAACTATACTGATGAACAGCGACAAGCGATGAGGGAACGTATGTTAAAAGTAAGAGCGGAAAGTGGTAAAAATAAAGCTAAACGTGAAGAAGAAAAAGCAAAGGAGAAAAAATATAAAGAACTTATGGAAAAGAAAAAAGAGTTAGATATGGAAGAAGTAGAACAAAAACTAAAAAAAAGATCACAACCTAAACAAGAACCTACACCAGTAATCCACCAAAATATAGGAATATCCAAAGAAGATTTACAAAAGGCTCAGTTTGAAGCTATCGTTCAATATGAAACACTTCGTAAAAAGCGTAAAGAAAAGAAAAAGCAAGAACAACAAATACAACAGTATAATGAAGATGTTACAACTAATTTAAAAAAAGAGTTGGGTTGGAGGGATGTAGCTGGTCCTTACGCAAATTGTTTTTAATTGTATGATTAAGTTTTCCATTAAATAAAAAAATATGTTTACTTATATATGGAAAAATCTGCTCCCCAAATATTAAAAGTAAAAGATGTCATGGAAACTGAGAAGTTTGATGGTATCCATGAGAACTTACCACAGCCACCGAGTCTTTGTTTAATTATAGGTAGTGTGAGAAGTGGTAAAAGTAATCTTTTAGTGAACTTCTTTTGCAATCCCCAATTTTATAAAGATAGATTTGATATCGTAAAAATAGTCTCTACAACACTAGGTAGTGATACAAAAGGAAAGATATTATCCAAACATTTTGATTGTCAAGATCATTATGAAGATGGTATTATTGAAGAAATAAAACAATCACAAAGTCAATATGAGGAAAAAAAAGATAGACCTACATTTGCGTTAGTATTAGATGATGTCTTAACAAAAGACTTTAGTAAGAATAATGCGGTTAGTTTTTTCTCAACTAGGTTTCGCCACTATATTGATATGTATATTATTGCTACTCAGACGTTCCGTGCTGTGAGTGGTATGATTAGAAATAATGCTACCGATGTAATTATTGCTCGTCAGCAAAATAGCAAGGAACTGGAAAAGATAGCCGAAGAATATGGAGATCTTGTAGGTGGGATTGATAATTTTATTGATTTATATAATAAAGTTCATAGTGAAAAATACCAGATGATGTATATGAAACTAAGTGAAAATCCGGTTCAAGTGTATCGTAATTTTTCTGAAAGAATATATTAATAATTTTACAATTGTAATATTATATTATTCATACTATAAAAATGGATATGTTTATTAATGATACAAATGATATAGCGTCTGGAAATATGAGAAGTCGTGCGGGGGAACAAATGAGTGCGGCCGCATCACAACATAATCAATTAATTGCTAATAATATCACACAGATTCACAAAGATTTACAAAATCGCCAAAGTCAGTTAAAAGAAGAAGAAGCGTTAATGGGTGTGCAGACTGGTGTTGAAGGATTACTTGGTGCGAATAAATTTAGGGAAGGTTTATCAAGTTATAGAGAATACTTACAGCAAGGAGCTACAAAACAAAATAGACTCGCACAATTAAGAGCACAAGCACCCGACGGTGCTGATGGTGATTTACGTATAGGTCAAGGGGATAATGGAGAAGTAACTGTTGATAGAAACCCCGCGAATACAACACAATCACCTCCGGAAACAGCAACTCCCGAAGGAACACCGGCAACTGGTAGTGACACAGCACCCACAATAGAAGGTCATGAAAATGTTACAGTAGGAGAAGATGGAGCGGGTAAGAGTGGTTCTATGATTCATGATGGTCTTAAAAAAATAACTGGATTAAGTGATGATGCTGTAGAAAAAATAGGAAAAGGTGCTGGTGCGTTAGGTAGTGATGTTGTAGGGGGTATGAATATTTATCAAGATATTAAAGCGGGAGGTATAGCTGGTGATAATGGTTTTGAGAAAGCGGGAAATATTACTCAGATAGGTGGTGCGATTGCTGATACTGTAGGAGTGTTTTTCCCTCCCGCAGAGTTACTAGGTGGTGTTCTTGATTTAGTTGGTGGTGGACTTGATGCGATAGGTGAAATTTTTGATCACGATGATAAGAAAAAAGAAGCACAATCCCAAGCACAAGAACAAGTTCAACAGCAAAAAGAAACTATGGAAAAAGTAGCGGTAGGTGGTGGTCCTTCCGCCCCCCAAGTAGCCCAAGCAAGAGTCCAGTAAAAAAATTATTTTATAAATATAATATTCCATAAATTATATATCATGAATTCTAATATCAAGCAAAAACGAGCAGAATTGTTAGATGAAATATCCAAGTCTCTAAAAGGTCTAAAACACGATGTAACAGATATTAAACAAGATATATCACAACTAAAAAAAGAGTTCTTTTTATTAAGAACTGTAAAAGAAATAAAGAGTGAAACTATAAAACAAGATGAACCACCAACTCCATCAACTTCATGGTTCTGGTAGGGTTAATTAAAATTATTTTCTTTTAAATATTCATCTCTAAATTTTATGACATCTTCTAATGTATATTTATTACTATTAAATCTTTTAGAAAAATTTACATGTTTTCTTGTTATAACAATTCTATAAGATGAATAATTATCTGTTTTATTTTGACTATATTGTATGTATTTATGACCAGTTGATTTATTATTTTTAAAGTTCCCCCTATTGTGAGATTGTTCGTAATCATCAACCCATCTTAAATTTTCTAAACGATTATCAATCCTATTTCTGTTAATATGATCACATTCATTTTTATCAATAGGCTTCTCTGTAAATGTTTCTAATACTAAACGATGAATTAATTTAACATGAACTCCGGTTGGATTTCTTAAACTAAATTGTAAATATCCAGACTGATTAGCATAACCAGTTTTAATTGTTCCAGTTCTTAAACATTTAATATGACCCATATTACTAATCGCATAAGTCTCAAAATCTTTTATTGGTCTAAATTGCTCCATACTTGGTTAATTAATATAACCAAACTTCTTTTTAAATGCTTTTATATTTTCACGTCTGCTTGTTGAGTTCCCCCAAAGAATCCATCTACTTAATGCTCCAGCTGTCTCGGGATTTTCCCAATTTTCTCTTTTACGATGTCTATCAAGATATCTTTTTCTTTGTGCTTTATCTTTTGTTATGGTGTAATCGTCCATATTTTTGCTTCCAAAATGAATTGTTTTTTTAGTACCATTACTTCTTAAAAAAGTTGCTTTTAACTTTTTACCTTCTTTATCACTATTTTGTATAAAAACTTTCGGCATTTATGTATATATAGATAAATTAAAATATATCATAAATTATATGGAAGAAATAACAATAGGTATTCCCGTATACAAACGACATGAATTTTTAGGATTAACAGCCCATAATATTAAATCACAAACATATCCACACAATAAATTAACTGTTTTAATCGATGAATGTAAAAGTATTGAACCTTTCATAAAGGACATCTCAGAACTGAGACAATTTTTGCATCCTATAAAAGTGATTCATAATATATATAATAAAAGAGCAACTATAGGTGAAAAGCGTAATCGTCTAGTAAAGACTTGTAAAACAAAATATATTCAATTCATGGATACTGATGATCTATATCGTAAAGATTGTATTTTATATAATTATGGACTACTTAAAGAAAATAGATGTAGATGCGTAGGTTCTGATAAAATGATTTTTTGTTATATGAATGATAGTTTTAAATTAACCGCGATTGATTGTGCGGATAAAATACATATGATACACGAGGCTACATTACTCTTTGAAAAAAAATGGTTTAATTCAACAAATAAGTTTATGAAAAATTCACAAGGGGAAGGTAGAAATCTATTTCATGGAATCAATAAAAAAGATGTCTTTATAAGTGATGTTAATAAAATTATGATATGTCTTGTACATGATTCTAATACAGTTAATAAAGATAGATTTAAGCAAAAAGAAATGCCTTCACTAGAAGAAGGTGTAATTAAAATTTTAAAAGGACTTATTGATATACCAACCTTAAAAGATTAATATAAATATAAATATAAAATATAGCTATCGCAACTAATAAGCATTCAATATCATCCATACATTACCCTTTAAAAGATTTTAGTAATTGATTTAACTCTCTATTTTGTAAAATTTCAGTTTGTTTAAAATTATTCATACGTTTACTAGCAACTCCGGGATTATCTTTAATATATTGATCTATACTTACCATATATTCTTCATAGGATTGTGGTGAATAGATAAGTTTATCTTTTTTAATATTACTTCCCCAATAAGTCCAATCATCAATAGCAACACTATGAATTTTAATGATTTTATTTTTTACATCATCAATATCACCATATAACTCATCTACTAACTCTTCATTTTCTTCATCAGCTTCTAACTCACATAAATAAGTTTCCATTTTATCAACAACATTATGAAACTCATGCATATGAGTTGGTTTAGTATATTTAGTAGGCATTTCCTCTACTTGTTTTTGGTAATCAAGTAATATATCTTTTTCAGATTTTACTTCTTCAATAACTTCTATCGGTCTATTTTCTAATTCTTTTGTTAATTTTTCTATTTCTTGCTGTTGAAACATAGCAAACTGAAATAAGCTATATGTTATATTATGACAATCTTTTTTATTAGAATATCCTTTTATTTTATCAATAAAATTGTATTTTTGTTTTTTATCTTTAAAAAGAGTATAGTTGTTATCCATCTTATTGCTGATTTTGTGTAAATAGTGGTTGATTTCTCCATTCTTGTAAATATCCATATTATATATATAGTATAGATTTTATTTTTAAGTATTTTACTTAAATATGAGTAATTACTTAAATATAAGCAATAAAAAAAATCAAATAATTGAAAAAGGCTTCTAGAAAAATAATTATTCATTCCTCAACACTTTTACAAAAACTTACAATATTATATTACTTAAATATAAGTAATTACTTAAATATAAGTAATAATTTATAATGAGTTCAATACTTAAATATTATCTATGTTATATATATAAATATGGATCTAACTGATGAATTTATACAAACTCTTATTAATAATCATAAAAAGAAATTAAAATATCATAGTGATAGATATCACAATATTAGAAAGCATGATCCGGAATATGTGAAATCTAACCGTGAAAGGGCAAGATTACATTATGAAAAAAATAAAGAAAAAAGAAAAGAAAACTATGAAAAAAATAAAGTATTAATGAGAGCAAAAAACTCTTATTATTATTATAAAAAATTAAATAAATTAGATGATTTTAAAACGAAACATAAAGAAAAATATGACTTATTAATTCAATCGGGATCTATCGCTTCTGATGTCTAGCATAATACCTTTCTTTAGTCACTTTAGCTTGTTCTCTATCTATTTCCTTATATTGTTTTTTAGACTCTCTACGATATTCTACATCATCCCTCCATTTGTTCATATGTTCTACTACAAGATGACTTCTATTTTTTTCATCTCTCCAACCATCATCAAGTGCATCGCGTTCTTCCTTACTCATTTCCCATATGGGTTTCTCTGTTTTTACACCGTTAACTGTGAGTTCCCACATAGGTTTTACCTTAACAACTTTCTTACTCATTTTATATAATTAAATATATTTTTATATAGAATTAAATTTTTGCTTTATTTTTGGATAATATATCTTGAATAACATTAAAAGATGTCTTTATTTGTCTTTGGATTTTAAAAATGATACTACTACTATTATTTACATTTGCATATGAACCATCGGGATCATGAATAGAAACTGTAACACTAGATAATTTAGTCGGTTTACCTATTGTAAATTCAAGACTTTCTACACCAAAGAAATAATCAGCTTGGGGATTCTCTTTATTAATTATCCCTACAATAGGCATATTAGTGATATTACTTTTACCTCCTACGAAAATACTTTGTGGAATAATATCGCTTCTGATAGTATAATATCCTTGTATCATACTTGTTGGAAATCTTTGGGCTACAAGTGAGATACTTTGTGTTTTCACATTAATAGGGGGTAAGACTAACTTATCTCCAAATGTAGTGGAAGCATAAAAAGAAACATTACCATTATAAGCATAATTCCATAAATGAAATGGTTGTGGGACTTGTTGTGAAAATAAAGGAATACCTACATCATTAGTTTTCCATAATTTTGTATCACCAATCACAACTTCTGCGTTGGTTGTTGGATATTTAAGATTAGTTATATTTGTATCATTTATATTTACTCCTCTATTATTAGTTGTGCTATTGAATTGTTCATAAGTAAAACCCATAATACCCCATAAACTACTATCCCATGTATCTTCATCGAATCCCATATCTTCAAAGAATATACCAGATTTGCTATCATAGACAGTATAAGGTTCATAACATTTATTAAAATCACTATATTGAGTTGATGATTCACCATCTGCGGTTGTACCATTTCTGGTCCATACTATTTGTTGTTCTTGATAAGGAACTAACGCGGGACAAAACTCATTTAAATCTTGTAAAGGATTTATTTTATATACAACTGATGATGCATCTGTTGGAACTGATTCTTTTAAATAAGCATACTCAACATCAGCTCCTTGGACGGGATCACCATCACTATTTAATAAATAATTTAAATATGTTCCACCATCAGCAATACGACTTCCTAAATTAATTGGTGTATGTAGTTGACTTATAGAAAAGTTTTCACCATCCCAATTAATTGTTGGATTATCCGCACCAACATATCTTCTACAAAATGCTCCATGAACTCCATTTATGGTTTGGTTTCCTCCATAGATCGCATAACCTTCTTCACCTATATCAGTTAAAGGACCAAAATAAGATTTACTCGCACTTGTATTAGCAGTCTGACCTCCGGTATATCCGTAATCAGCACCACCACCACCAAAATCATTCAAGAGTAAACCACGAGAACCAGCTGTTCTTCCATAATAATTCGCTGCCGTTGTGTCCGCACTAAAAAGAGCAATAGCGGGATTACCGGCCGCCGTAAAGTGTAAATCATAACCAATTTTTCTATATTGTTCTATCTTTGCTGGATCTCCACTACCCGGTGTAGTTGATGAATAAGTAGTTGGAGTATCTAAAAAGACATCTCCTAGTTCTCCTACACCATTAGTCATATCAGTTGTTACTTCAGTATGAATATTAATATAATCTGTTGGTGATCCATTTACGGGTGTAAATGTTTCTTTAGAAAAACAACCATAAGTAAGTTTATTTGCTAAAAAGTCGGGATTATCATAATATACATCTCTATCTTTTCCATTATAATACATTAGTAATAATCCACTCATACGTATACCCGCCGTTATTGTATTTCCCGCAAATGCTTGTCTATAACAAGATGATCCTAAACTTGTGATATCTGTTAATTCTAATTCAGTTTTACCACCCGTATCTATTTCACAAGTAAATATATTTTTTGTTCTATTGATATGTAAAAACCGAGTATTATTAATTGTATGGCGACTATAGTAATTAACACCATCACCATAAGTTATACTTGGATCAGCTGCGGGAGTTAAAGAAGAGTCAAACTGGTGTCCGTTCCAACTCTCCCATATATCTGAATATAGTTCTTGAGCGTTAATAAATTCTTTTAGTTTCAATAAATTTTCACGTGTATAAGGGATATTAGTTCTTATAGGTTCTTGGTCTTCTGTTAATGAATAATTAAATTCTTGTCTTAAAAATGAACCTTTAATACCATCATTAGTAGTTGTTGGTTCTTTTGGATAAAATCTTATGATTACATCACTATCATCACTAATAGGTGTTGTTCCATCAGTAGTTCCGTCTATATCTAATCTAATGACTGGTTCAGCCTCAAAGACTCCCGTATTAAATAAAGTTACTCCGGTGACCTCAACTGGTAAAGGAGTTGTAGCGGGTGTAACAGAAAATATCTCAACTTTAGAGTAATCATTAAGTACAATCAACGGATATAAATCGGGGTCATATCTAACAGTTACAGCGGTTTCTCCAAGTTGATTATCAAATGCCTTGTAATCTGCTGTTGTAGGTATTATAACACCATTTAAATTAATTTCATAACCTTTAATATATAATTCTGGACGTTTCCAAGCAACAGTCTGGAAGTTATTATACCAAGTGTTAGTTAAACTAGTATCAACGGGAGTTCCCTCTTGTATAAGAAGATTAGCTTGTCCGGGTTCTGTTTTATCCCATGTTTCAGCGATCATAGGATCAAAACAATTGAAAGTCTTATATGTGGTTGCTTCTATACTTGTTGTAATTTTCATAGGAGCGGCTGTCCCTTGATCTATGGGACCGGCTGTATTAGGATGCAAAGTAAGGAACTCTTGACTATCAATATTTCTTAATTGTCTAGATAATTCATCACTTATAAATTGAGCGGAGTTAAAACCTTTAGGAACTGTAAGTTTTACCTTTTCACGATAAGGATAATATCTTTTAAATTCTGGAGCAACTGAAAATCCGTCAGTTGGTTCAGCAAAACCAACATCATCATAAATCTTTCCATACTCTTGCTCTTGTTTTCCTAATTGTGCGAAATCAGTTGCGAATAGAGTATACTTACTACAATCATTTCTTACATAGATTAACTTATTATAAGCATTAATGTAATGGTCTGCTTTAATATAATCTTCATATCCAATACAAGGTTTTAAATATCCGCTTTCTGAAGGACCATCTGTAAGATTATCGCGTGTATGACCATTTAATTCAGCATTACCTAAATCTCTAAAACTAAAAGGCAGATTATTTGTGTCACCATTACTAACACCATCTCCACTACTATCTTTCCATGTCGGTGCCTCGCTCCCACCAAGTTTAGTTCTTGGAAGAGTTAGATAGCCCGTTCCATCAGTAGTCTTGTAATATCCAATAATTAAATTAACCTCATTATCTTTTAATTCAATAGTTTCATTTTGCGGGACTGTTGTGATATCTAATTTTACATTACTTAATCCATCTTTATTGATAACTTGTGTAACATAAGAAAAATCTCTTGTTTTACCAAGACTAGATCCCTTAATTTCTATGGTTTTTATGGCTGATGCTCCTTTTTCACTAATGAATCCACTATACATAGAAACTTTGTCTCCGGGTTCAAGACTATAAGTATTAGATAAAACATTCGTCCACTGAGCGGGATTAGTATTATTACCAGAAAGAGATTCTTGAGATCTTAAACGGTTAGCTTCGAAGAGTTCGCTTTGTATGTAACCTTCATCAGTCATTTATAATAATTAGTATATTTTTTTTATTGTTTTTTTTTCTAGTGGGTATTATAAACGATGCCTCAACAATATGACGATGATGAACCCAAAGTTAAATCTGTAACTGCTCCTAAACCAACCGCAAGAGGAGGTAAGATGACTGATAAGCAAAAGGCTGATCTTAAAAAGCATATGGAAAAGATGCATAAAGGTGGAATGAGTGCCTCTGAAATGAAATCACACAGAATGAAACTCATGGGTAAAATGCGTAAAGATCCAAAGATGACTCCCGCTAGAGCTCATAAAATGATCTCCAAATAAATTACTCATATATAAGTAAATTACTTAAATATGGGTAATATAGATATTTAAAGATATGCTCCGTTATAAATATAGATTAATATGCCTTCTCTTAAAAAAACAAGGCAAATGTTTTATAGTATTATTTGTGATTTAACTAATATAGTTGAATCATTACAAGATGAAAATAAAGAATTAAAAGAAAAAATTAAACAATTAGAATCATCTAGTAGTTATGATGATGATATAATGAGTGAAGAAGAAGTATTAAAAAGAGAACAAATGGCTCAAGATCCTAATAGTCCTTTCGGTCATGCGTAATTACTTCTTAACTAAATGAACTTTATCTATTTTATATGCTTTGGATCTAGGATTAATCGCCGCATACACGCGAGCCATCGCCCATTGCTCCTTACTTTTAACTTGAGGTCTTACAGATTGTGGGTTGGACTTAAATGCTCCTATGCCTTTATCATAGATAGTCTGTAAACCTTTTAATTTATAACCAGTAGTTTTAGAGATATCTTTTAAACTATGACTTGTACCTTTTTTAAATTTATATTTCTTGTTATATTGTTCTTTATAGGTAACCATTTTACTTATACCATATATTTCTTTTTAGATACATAAGATTATGGTTAGCTTTTATTCTTAACAAAATAATGAACTTAAAACAAATAGCCTCAATCTTGCAGTGAAATGTTCTAGTAATAAAATACTTATCTTTTTTAGAGATAACTTTGTAATACTTCCATGATTTACAATTACAATTTGTTTTAATATGAGTAATATTTTTCATATCTATACTATATCATATATATCTTTATATATATTAATCTAAATTATGTTGTTTTTATTACTCATATATAAGCAAATAATCTAAAAAGTGTCTAAAACTACTTAAAATAGACAATAAATCGCGAATTAGTTTTTATTTTTACAATTTTCAGACAGTTTCTAGATTATAATTACTCATATTTAAGTAAATTACTCATATATAAGTAAATAATACACTCTCAATCGTTAAAAAATTGATTCTAGATTGTAGATTTATGTGTAACTAAAACAACAACTACAAGACAGCAAACTAAATACTAAATACTCTCTATGCCTTCTAATCTTCTTGCTGGAAAAAAACATGATGACAGCAGAGTAACAGTCAGATGTCTTGATGATAGAGGAGAATACAATAGACAACTTTATCATATAAAGACCAAACCCAAGTGTAAAGAAATCCCAGCCCCACGTAGTTATAAGAGTAAAGATCCAAGAATCACAGTAAAGTGCAAGGATAACTATAATGAATATAGTAGACAAACCAATTATATCAGAAAACATCCAGATTGTAAAGAAGTCCCACCCAAAAATTCCAAAAGACATCATGACCCCAGAGTTACAGTATTAAATTCAGAAGATAGCCAAGAATATAAAAGACAAACTAATTATATCCATCGGCATCCCGATTGTATAGAAGTCCCACCACGAGCCAAAAGAGTCTGGAGTGTTGCTTCTCTAAAAGAAGAAAATGATATGTTAAAAAAACAATTAGAAGATCTTAATAAGGAAAATAAAACTCTGAAATGGAAATTGAAGATGGCTTCTTCTGTTATCAAGCGTATCAGAAAACTAGTTAAATAAATAAACCAATCCACACTTCCCACAATAAAATGATATCTTTTTTATGTTTTTACTAATTATAAATGAAAGAAACTATACATCAAGTTTATGGTGTTTTCAATGATGGTAAAAAATTAGAAGATATCCCAATATTTAATCACCAAGTCAAGAGAACTATTGAGTATTGTACAAGATATAATATTAATTATAAAATGTGGAATAATACCATGTGTAATGAACTCATAAATAAATATCCACAATATAAAGAATTATATGATAATTTTAAACAACCCATACAAAAGGCTGATTTTATAAGATATCTTATTTTATACGATGAAGGTGGAATTTATATTGATTGTGATGTTTGTCCTATTGGTGATGTATTTATTTTATTTGAAATGAATGAATTTTTTGTTAGATGGAATAATGATAAAAAACAACTCCCTTATAATGCAGTGATTGGATCTGTAGCCCATAATGAATTATATGAAAATATATTTAAAGAAATAATTAAATCCGTCCAAGAAAAAGATAAAATAGATGTTTACCAGAAATGGAAAGGTAGATATGTCTTCCAAACTACCGGTCATTATATGCTACAAAGAGTTCTTAAAAAATATCCAAATGTAAAGAAATTAGATATATTAAAAATACATACAAAAGGCGGTGTTGATGTTATTGGTGATGTATGCCCCATATTCGAGGATTTTAATGCGAGTTTATGGTATAATGATAGCCCAAATAATCTATTAAGTTCACAAAAGGTTCTAGCATAAAAAAAGATATCTTTTTTTTCTAATGCTTATTATAATATGATTATTCATCAGATATTTTTAAAAGTTAGTGATAAAAATTTAGAGGACTTCCCTAAATTTATTAAAAGTAGAGATATATGGATTAAACTATGTGAAAAGAATAATTGGGAATATAAATTATGGACTGATTATCCTATGGATATATTTACTGATGATGATAAAAAATATTTTAATTTATTAAATGATAGACACCCATTCTGTAAATTAGACTATTTAAGATATATTATATTATCTCATTATGGTGGTATGTATGTAGATCTAGATGTAATCCCAACTGAGAAATTTATGGAAATATATGATAAGGAGATTATTACCGGTAGAACAATTACTAAAACATCTAAAAACCCTAAAACACCTATAAGATATCATCATAATGGGAATTTAATTAAGTTTCCTAAACATATTGCTAATGAAATTAGATTATATACACATACAGAAATAAAGAGACTCACTTCAATGAAAATATATGATACATGGAAAATTAGATTTTATTTTCATTCAGTCGGTCCTAATTTTTTTCATAGATTTTGTGAACGTATTAAAAAAATAAAAGTCTTTGAAGAGTTTGATACATATTTTACTGACCTTGACGCTCAATCTTGGAATAATAACGAAGTTAATAAACTCATTCCAACTCCCACACAATAAAAGATATCTTTTTTTATGTTAATTAATATTATAAATGTTTATTGATAAGTCCCATAGTCGTAATGATTTAATAGATTTAATTAATACATTAAATCTTCCCGTTGTATTTAGTCATGTAGATAATAAAAAGAGTATACAAGATAAACTAGTAGACCTTATACAAAATAAAAAGAATCATAAATCATTCGATACGAATACTGTCTATAATATTAAATCATATACAGAACTAATGGGCTATCTGAAAGCTATGAATCCCAAGAAAGTCTTATCTGTTAAAGAAAAAGCAGATATAATGATTTTATGTAAACATATCATTAGTTATTGTAATCTAGGTTATAAAATTGAATTAAGTGTATATTATAATCATAAACAAGATATCATAGATGATATGAATTATATTAAACAATTTGGTGATATTCCATCTGTCAGAAGATGTTGCAAATTAATGAACAAGTATCAGAAACAAGATGATTTTTTTATTCCTAAAATATCTCCACAAATACAAAAAAAACTAAATGATAAAGTATATACTCAACAAAAGATCTATGGAAAACTAAAAGTTGAACGAGGTAATTTTAAAGTTTCATTTTCATGAATCGCGTATGTTTGCTATTTTTTTTATATTTGCTATTGTATAAATATGCCTACAATTAAAGAAGATGTAAAATATGGATTACAAGCTGAAAAAGGTGGGGTGAAATCTATTCTAGAACAACTCTTTGGTAAATTAACTAAAACAACTAATAAATATGATAACTTTGACTTTACTAATGATAAATATTATGTAGAACTAAAAACTCGCCGGAATACTGTATTTAATCAATATCCAACTCTGTTGTTTGATGAAGTTAAATATGATAAATATAAGTTATTAAAAAAACAAAACCCTAAGTTACAATTCTTTGTTGTATGGAATCTTAGAGATGGCTTATTCATGTGGGAAATGAATGATAATACAAATGAGTTTTTTGTTGATGGTGCTTATCAAGTAAATAGAGGATCTCATATACAAACAACTAGAACTGTAAATGTGAAAAATGAATTTATATCTCCTTTTGATGATTTTGAATGTGTAGTCATAAATAAATTTAAAAAATAAAATCTAAACTATATATATATAATGAACAGTAGTCCCGAAGAAACTAAAGAGTTGATTTCTAAAAGCAGACCTAATTTAAGAGAGGTGAGTGTAAAACAATATGAAGCCAATTTAAGAAAATTAAAGAAGTTATTCAATAGTGATAATTATAATTTCATGAAAGACCCAAGTAAGGTAAAAGATAAAATTAATGATTTACATTATACAACTCAGAGGAATATGTATAATGCGATTATTGTTTTACTCATGGCTATCGATGATAGTAAAATGAAAAAACTAATTGAAACCTATAGTGAGATGCGTGATGAAGGTAACCAAAAATATGAAGAAGAGAATAAGTCTGGAGTCATTAGTGAAAAGCAAGGTAAGAACTTCACAACCATGGAAGAACTGAATTCCATGATAGCCACACTAAAAAAAGAAGTCTTACCATTAAAGAAAAAACAAAGATTAACTAAACCCGATATATCTAAATTAAGAGCATATGTATTGTTTAGTATGTTAACAAGAATCCCTACTCGCAACGATGCATCTAATATGATTTATACATCACAAAAAGAATATAAAAGATTAAGTGAAAAAGATAAGGAAACAACTAACTATCTAGTTGATGAAAGAGGAAATATGAAGTTCATTTATAATTATTATAAAACAAGTAAGACCTATTCTGAAAATATTGTACCAGTTCCCAAAGATCTAAAACCAATCATGAGAATGTATATTAAACTAATGGATTATAAGTTAGGTGATAATATATTTCCTATGACAAAAAATGCTTTGTCTCAACTCTTATTAAAACAAAGCAAACGATTAATTAATAAATCAATAAGTAGCACTCTTATACGTAAGATCTATTTATCATCTAAATATAGTGGATTAAAAGAAGAACAAGAAAAAGACAGTAAGATGATGATGCATGATATATCAACTCAACAAGCTGTTTATGTTAAGAAGGATGAATAAATTAGTTATAGGAGTCTTTAATTAAATATTAGACCCCAAACTTTTGTAATTTGATTCTGTATTTTAGATTAATGTGTATTACTAAAAACAACTCATATACATACATAGAGACTAACAAACAACTCAACTTAACTTAATAATGTCCGCCACTTTCTTCCTTTGGTTTACCGGATCGGAGTTAGACTCATACACTACTGAACAGCTCGGTATGTGTGAGAAGTCTGACCTTGTGGATTATATCCTTAGTCTTAAAGATAACATACTAGAACGACAAGATTGCTTAACTGATCTTGAAGAAGAAGTTGAGAGACTACAAGCTTGGGAAGAAAATAATTTAATCCACAAAGATTCCGTTAAACCAGTTAAACCAGTCACCCGTAGTGATACACGTATTAAACAACTAGAAGAAGAAGTTGATAAACTACAATTACAATCTCGCTTGTATGATGAATGTGTTGTGAAGGGAATGAAAAATCATATCAAGAAATTAAATGATGAATGTGGGGGACTAAAAGAAAGATTGATAGATATGAGCTTTAAAGTTGATGAACTAGAAAGTCAGATTGAATTGACTGATGAATGTGTTATTGATGGACTAAAACAAGGTCATAAAGATTTACAAGAAGAGATTGATAGACTACAAGAAGAAAAAGATAAGGCTTGGCAAGAAGGCTATGATGAAGGAGAATTAGAACACTCTGTAGATAAAGAGTATCTAGATGAAAAAGATGATGAAATTAAAAAACTAAAACAAGATCATAGTATGAATACGCAATATTGGAACTGTTATATTAGGTATGCTGATCCAAAAGCAGATAGGCTACCCGAAAAAGACTTTATTGATGAGTGGTGTGAATCTGGTGATGTTGTAGATGAAAAACTAAAAGAATATCTATATGATAGTTTCTGTATTGATGAAGATGAAGAAGAATAAATACTTATATATGAGTAATTACTTATATATGAGTAAAATAATAAAGTGTGTATTTGTAAAAAGTGTTGATGGATAATAAATTTTTTTTGTAAAGGGTTTTATAAATTCTTGATTTTATTGATTGCTTATATTTAAGTAATTACTTATATATGAGTAAAATATTTATAGATTGTATACTGTAATCATACCATTCTCTAATTGAGCTGATCGTAAGTATTCACAATAATTGCGGAGAGTTGTTGCTGATGACCTTACATCATTACACGTTAGGTGCAATTCTATACCTCTTGTTCCAACACGCCCTCCGGTAAGCTTCGTAGAGTTGTAGAAAAAATGACCTCTAAATTCTGCTTGACTCTTGCTCTCGAATGTAGTAAGAGTTCCACCAGACAAAGCACCACCTTCACTAGAATACTCATCACGACTAATAAATACCATAGTTTCCGCATTCTGTAATAGTGAGTATAATCTTGCTGTATTAGTTACATTAGAAGAGAACTCGAATTTATCATTATATCTGAGATTATATTGTATAGATCCGGGTTGTCCGCTAACAACCGCCATAGATAAAGCACCTAGATTGAGTAAGATATTATTTTCTCCCGCTCTATCACTATTAATCATAGTGATTACTTTATTGACTAAGCGGGAAGCCATGCCGATATTTCGCACAGTCGCCGACTGGAGTGAAGATTGCGACACAGTCGTTGATACAGCGCGATAATCAACAAACGGAAAAGTAAGAACTTTATTCTCGGCGGCGTAACGTTCCATTTCATCAGTTGCTCCATAATATATATAATCAGCACAGAACTTTAATTCATTTTGGTCTAATACAAAAGATTGGTCTGCTGTTCCCGTAACACGGACAGCACGATGCCTAATAGGTGGTCGTAGTGTTAGCTCAATTGTAACTGGTTCTTGAATCATGTATAATGGGAGCTGATGAACCTTGAGGAAAGGGAAAAGGTCACTTAAATCAACAGCATACGATGGAGATTCTGTGGGATAATTGCCGTCCATAACTGCAAAAGGCATCTGCTCACAATCAACCGTAGTCCCATACTCTAATGTTGGATCACGAGACGTTTGTATAAGAGTACCAACCGCATCAAGATTAGGACCCGTTCCATCTTCAAAGTCGAAGTTACGGGACATATAACGACCACTCGTATAATTTTCACGCTCTTTATTGTTTTCATTAGAAATTCTAGTAGAATGAAAGGCGTGTAGGTGATCCCAATCACTAATCTCATTTAATACTTTATTACCAATCTTTAAAACTGCTCTTTTAATTACTGAACCAATACCCACATTAGGGGGCAATACAGCACGAGAAACAGCTGAAGGAGGAGTTAAACTCATAAAAATTTTACTATGTGAATGTAGGAATCCTTTGTTCTGAAGTTGGAATCTTACGAAACCATCAACAGTAGATCCATTCCCTTCTTGGAACACGACTGGCTCAAGTAAGTCAGTTTCTACTTCTTGTAGGTAATCAACTGGGACTTCACCCAAACGCATGAAATTAGGGACAGTAGGCTGATACTTCTGAACAACAGTTCCGGGTGCTAGTTCTTCTGGTGGAGGACCGCTCATTTTATAATAATATCAATATAAAAATTATTCATACAAAGTTTTAAAATTTTAATATTGTATAGAAATAAACTAAAAAAAAGATATCTTTTTTATGTTTTTTAAGATATAAATGGTTTCTACTTTTGTAATTAACTTAGCATCAAGAAAAGATAGATGGGAAAAATTTAAAAATAAAGGATATATAAGATGGGATGCTACTTCTTGGGCTGAAATCAAGGATAATGATCCTATGGTTGAAAAAATGATAAGTTTTCACAATATTAAACATACAAAACAACATTTAGGGAAAATAGCTTGTTGGAAATCACATATGAGATTATTACAACATATTGTAAAATTAAAACTGGATAAAGTTGTTATTCTTGAAGATGATGCATGTGGTATCATGAATATTGATGAAGATAATTTACTAGATGATTGTATCACATATATGGGAGGATTTTTTACTCACCCACAAATAACTCAACCATTAGATAGAGATAGATTAGATATTTATTATGGAATCAATCTAGTTGATGAAAGTGAATTTAAAATTATGACTACTCTTGCGTATTATATTCCAAGATGGGAAATAGCTAAAGAATTATATGATAAAATTATCAGTTGTGATAGATATCGAGCGATAGATGTAATGTATTCACAAACAGATATACCCAAAGCATTTGTATATCCGGCGTTATTTATGGAACAACGCTTAGATAGTGATATAAGAGAAAATAAAAAGAAGTTTTGTGATCTATATTATAATTTTAGTTAATCTAATGAATAAAAACCATGATCATCTTTTTTTATTTTAATTGTTTCTTTTACAGATGATGATTCTTCTTCACTTGATTCTGATTCTTCAGTTGAATAATCAGCATCAACTAGTAAACTTACATATTCATGTAATTCTTTTGTAAATTCATATAATTCTTGTATTGATTTATGTTGAGATAAATGTTCTACTAAATTCATAATTTCTTCACTCATTTATATTAATCAATATATTTTTTACTGTATTAATTGCACGGAGTTCTGATTCCATACTAATACGGCTCTTGCTTTGGCGTAAATAAAGACTGATTGTGGTGAGTCATCTGTTAAATCACTTTCTAACGATAGTCCCCACTGAAGATTGGAGAAGTCTTGACCGCTATTGAATTGCGAGTATTTTTGTCCGATACCGAATAATGCTCCCGAGTCCCTTACTAACTTATAACTATCATCACCGCTTCCAAGATTATATGCTCTATTGTTGTTTTCACTAGATACAGAAGAACGATCAACTAGATAATCGGGAATAACTGAATCAATAAACGATTTAAGGACTTGTGGGTCTACAACAGCGGTGTTAGAATCTTTATCAATATTAGTTACAATATCATATTCACAAGGGTATTTAACACCACCGCGGAGCCACTGAACTCTTTTTAAGTGAGCAATTGAGCCATCACTCTTAGATGGATATGTTGTCGCTAAACCATTCTGAGTAAATGTATTGATGTGAGACGAAGGGCAGAAGTTAAGGAAAATAGATTGAAGTTGTTTAAGACCAAGACTGAATTGTAACTGAGCGTTTGTAGAGTTGATAGATGTGTAGAGAGAAGTAATCGTATTAAATTCTAACTGACCGCTTGTTTCACGTGACATCGCTTGAACTTGATCAGAAGGAATATCAGTTACTTCAAAAGTTAATTCTAAATCTTTAAGTTCATAGTGAGCATCAAGGATATTAGTAGAAACTCCGCCGGGATTAAATAAACAATTACTATCGGGAGATAAATGAATCTCTATTTGTATACCACCAAACGAACTTTCCATAAGATTGATTTTATTATCACTCATTAGGAATCCACATGGTAGATGACACGAGAAACTCTTTTTAACATCAGCAGAAGCTACGGCGGGATTAGTCGCAACAACAGTTTTAAAGAACACTTCGGGGTCGGGTTGTATAAGGGTAGTTTCATTTAGATGTCCCATTAAGTCTTGTTTAGATGAACCAAGACCTAAGTAGGAACTTAAATATCTTGGATAGTGACGTATATGTTCGCATATCTGTTTAGATTTATTGTGACGGATAATGAGCTGATCCCATAGAGCAAATACACCTAAGCGATTATCCATAGTTACTTTATCATCACCGGCGTCGGAAGTGCTTACGGGAGTGGGAGTTGCTAGATTATCTTTGTATACAGCAAGATTACCAGCAATACGGATAGATTTTGGATCTAGGATTCCTTGCTGACTTTGGATCGTGAAAGATAAGGTTGGGAATCCGTTTCTGAAGCTGATTCTGGAATTAGAAGGAACGTTATCGGGTCTCACGGATACATAGCGACTTGTCATTTTATAATATGATTATTATAAAAAATTAAAAGTTAAAATAAATAAAATATTATTTACATCTCTACTTCAACGGCTCCGCTTCCTTTCATAGTTAGTTTCCTTATATGAAATACAAATGAGTTTATCATTTTCGGTTTAGTAGGTGCTGATGTTTCTTCATACTTAAGGATAACTGATAGATCTTTGTCGCGCAAATCTGCAATTCCATTACCAACCGCGAATCCCCTTCCTAGAATCCAGTTATCCAAAAACTTAACAAAAGATCTTGGAGTGATTCCCGCATTTGCAAGAGCCTTCTCATCTTCAAATATTTTAAAAGCATCAATACTATTTCTTGTAGCACATTTTTTAGTAGATACGGGGCGAGAAGGAACAAGCTTCCCATTTATCTGATATTGTACTGATGTGAGGAAGTCACATATACCGGTGTAACCACTACGATTGCTATTACAAGTGATATCAGCGTCATTTTCAGCGATAGAGTATGTCCCACTTGCTGATACAAGTTGAGCAGATGTGTAGATAGTGCTGTCCGTTGGTGATACAATAATAGATTTAGCACGTGAATTTCTAGCATGAACTAAAAACGATGTTTGGCGATCACTTGCTAGTAAAGAGTTCTTATAATTAGTTACACTATGAATATCGAAGACAATACTTTGTCCTTCTCTAATCTTAGCTTCCATACCCGCTTGGAATTTAGGGTCAAGGTCTACTTGATGAACAACTAAATTTACATCAGACATAGTATAAGTAGCATCATAGGAAGTTTCCGCAGAAGCAGAAGTAGATTCAACACGCCATTCATCAGTTACAATATCTTCTCCAGTTGAGTTGGTTACCGTATCTGCTGATTTAATTTCAATAAGACCATTTGTAGCACAAGCATTAATCTCACTAATAATCCAAGGAACATCTAATCCAGCTTCACTTAGGTCGCTTTCTTTAATAAAGTTTATTGCTTCACCCACAACAAACGGACAAGCATTCACACGATCCGCTCCTACAAGGTTATTATCAGTTGTTATATAAAAGACATCTGTAGTTCCACCATCAGCCCAATCACTTGGAGCATCAATAGAACCATTAAGAGATTGGAAAGTTGGGTTAAGTTGTAATTTACGTCCCGAAACAGCGGTATCTAATTGTTTAATGACTCTTGATGCTGGTTCTAAATCTAATTCTAAATAAAGACCATTACTCATCATAACTGGGAAAATCTTACCCGAGAATACACCCGCATGTAACGGAACACAACATTTAACTGTAGTGAAGTCCGCATCCTCAAGAGTAGCAGTTTTACCAGCACCTACTTTAAAATAAGGATTAGTGTAAGTATCGGTGTATTCACTTTGTATATTACCAAGTGTTCCTTGATTTTTAAGGGAGTGAGCTGTTCCGCCTTCTTCTAACGCACGAATACTTCTTGCAGAATCATCTGTATCATAATCATATTTCATAGCTACTAAAGAAGAATATTCATTAAGTTCTTCAATTAAATTACCACGTGTTCCATCATAGATACGCATATTCTTGATAAGCATACCACCACCCGCATGATCTAATTGTAGAAGAGTAGGGTTTTTACCGGAAGGTAGAGCAAGTTTTAAATTAAATTGAAGAAACGACTTCTTGCCGTCCATAAACTTAACGCTTGGGGGAATCATTAGAGATACTTTTCCGCCACCGGAATAAGATAATCCATTTTCCGCTGGAATTTCAACTTTGCTTTCACCAATCTGTACAACGTTATCTGGCGACCAATATGAACTCATTTTATAATAGTAATTATATTTTAATATTGTTAAGATTAATTTAAAAAAAATACTATATGTAATGGGTAATTTAGAAAACTTTACCATAGATCAGTTTGCTGGTGCGTCAGCTTTAGTAATAGGATCTCTTGGTGGACTATTAATGATTATATGGAAAAGTAGATGTAGAGAGATTAAATGTAAAATATGTTGTGGGTTATGGTCTCATAATTGTATAAGAGAAGTTATGAGTGATGAGGAAGAAGATGATAAAAAAGAAAGTAAAATACAAAAACTAAAAAAAGTTATAAGTAGGGATAAATTACCCCCTAGAACATCTGAGGGTGTGCCTACACCAGCACCATAAATAACATTACTTATATTTAAGTAAATTACTTATATTTAAGCAACATCCATTTCTTTTAATAATTTATGATATAGATTGTTTAATCTCTTGAAAGTTTCTTCATCTCCATTTTTATCTGGGTGGTTAATTAAACATAATTTATGATATCTTTTTTTTAATTGTTGAATTGATGTAGATTGCCTTAACTCAATAAATTCTTCTTTATCTATTTCAAGGTCATCTTCATAAGGTTTTTCATCGAAGTTAAAGAAGTCTTTATAGTTAAAGTTGGCTTGTTTGTTTTTATATTGAGACTTTAATTTTTCTCTTTTTTCATCTATACAACGAAAACATTTACAATAACTAGGTTGTCCGTGTTTACAATATAAATAAGATCCATATATATTTATGAACCTTTCATTCTCTTCCGGATCTTCATAATATGTCTTTTCCGAATAATGTACCATAGAGAATAAAATATACCAATATATTATTTCTTGGATTTTGTCTTTTTAGATCCCATATTTTTTTGTTTATTTACTCCCTCGAATATTTTTGAAGGATCAATCTTATTATTATTCTTAGGTGGTATGACTATAGTTGCGTTTCTATTATAAGAAGGTATAGACTCATTTAAAGGTTTCATTATTTTCCCTTTCTTCATTTTATATTATAAATTTACATTTTAAATTTTTTATATGTTAAATATTATAAAATGAGTTTAGTAGTCTGTTCCAATCAAGATGAAAACCGAAGGTCTACTCAGACCGGCGCGACTTCACAAAGTATCTTTAAACCTTATTCTTTTAGGAATGGTTTATCTTCAACTTATAAGATTCCCCCTAACTCACAAGTGGCTTTACAATCCGCTAAATACACTCTTGATGGGAGATTACCTTTAACAAGTAATAGTAATGTATTATATCAGTATTATGGAGACGACCTAGAAGATAATGAAGATATTAATCAATTATCAACATCTTGTCCTATTAGAACTCCCATATTTGAGGGTAGAAATAATGATGTCATAGAAGTAACCCCCGAACAAGTAGCACAAGAACTCAACCGTGCCCTCGGTGAAAATATATTTCACCCACAACTTAGAGATTTAGTTGATGTAAATGTAAAACGTGATGGAACTTCTAATGAGTTTCAAGGGTTCACTATAGATTATGATTACTTAAGTGATGCAAATAATACGATACCCGGAGCAAGTGAAATAGAAAGTCAAGTATCTGTAAGTGGTGAAAATGAGGATGAGTTTACATGGGACGGAACTAACTTTGAGACAGTTGCACGGACAAGCGGTATGCCGTCAGTTGGTATTTTAACCGGTAAACCAATATCTCTACATAATGGTTCATTTGTTGTAGATTTCAATGATCCCAATTCAGCTTCCTTAGAATGGGCGGTTGGTTTATCTAGATATGTAAATACAAACCGACAAGGCGATGCTTCACCCGATCTTCGTGCTCCGAGTTATTATTTTTTCCCAACAGATATTGGAGGTCAATTAGAAGCACCCGAAGAACAATACTTTTTTGATTATGTAGTATGTCGTGATAGTGCTGGAATATTAAAAGTATATCATAATGCTTATGATAGTGATAATATTACTACATATCTAAATGGAACAACGGGAACAGCATCAAGAGAATTAGTATACGGACAAGATGATGTAGCGGCCGATTATGATATAGAGACAAATGCTAGTGCTTATCATAAAGTAAGATTTACTATGGAAGGTCAGAAAATAAAGATTGAGATGCTTGATACAGATGGATTAAATCCAGATGTTTTATATGAATATAACTCAGCAAGGACTAATGAACAGCAATTATCCGCTGTTAGTCAAGCAAAATGGTCTATGTATCCCTTACTATATATAGAAAGTAATGCTACTACTTTTGGTAACTCCCTTGTTGTAGATCAGTATACGGGGGCGACAAATGTAACCACTACAGTTAACAGTCTTAAAAATTCTTGGTTTAATAGTGTAGAAGGAACTGAATATGAAGGACTAGCCTTAGAATTAGAAACTCGTGATTGGAACGACCAAGCAGTAACACCTAGAACGGCTTTCTTAACTTATAAGGGAATTTTAGGAGGTGCTAATGCTGTTATTAACTTGGAAAATTATTTAATAATGGCTCCTAGTGATGTATTTAAACCAAGTGGCGATGCAAATACTGAGAAAATACTAGGATTTGAAGGAGCAAGTCCTACTAAATCTTATGTATATGGTTCGGTCCCGGCCCCAACTACTCGTAGAACATTTACAAGTGTAAGCACTCCCGTATTTTTAGCAACAAGGAGTATGTTTATAAGATTAGATAATCTAACTCAGCAGTCTGTAAATGCTTTAATGGGTAATAAATCATCTATCATCGCTCATCTACCCCGCTTTGACGGACAAGTAGAAACGGGAAGGCTGTATCATGAACCTAAAAACTTAATCTTCCTTGATCTAAATAATTCTAATGAATTGAGTTTATCTTCGTTCGATATATCTTTTGTATACTCTAATGAACAGTTTGTAGAAAGTCTAACCGGAACATCTGTGGTAGTCTTATATTTTAGACAACGTCCATCTTAAAATACTTAAATGTAAAACAAGTATATTATATAAATATGAAAGGAATAATTTATAGTATAACTTCTAATGATAAATTATATATCGGTTCAACAGAAAGAACATTAAAAGAAAGAATTAGGGAACATAAATGCTTTGATTTGTATGATATGGATAAATATAATTGTGAAATAAAAGTATTAGAAGAAATAGAATATAATGATAAAAAAGAATTAAGGCAAAGGGAACAATATCATATTGATAATAATAATTGTGTTAATAAATTAAGAGCAAATGGTTTTACTAAAAAAGAATATGACAAATTGTATTATGAAAATAATAGAGAGAGATTAATTAAAAAAGCTTGTGAATATCAGAAAAGTGATAAGGCTAAACAGTATAGTAAAGAATATCATAAAAAAAATTATAAATATGATAAAAATGACTATTATTATAAAATAAGTTGGGGTGGAGATGCAAGATATAATAATAATTTATTAAGGATTGATATTAATATATTTTCATAATTATTATGTTTTCTCTATAAATATTGTAAATTAACTTATTCTTTGTGTTTTTACTTAAATATAATCAA